AAAGTGGAAAGACAAAATTTTTCCAATTATAAAACGTAGATACGAAGAACAGAATGGGTCAAATAGTTCTTCTTGGAATTGTGATTGCTACACCTCATTCTTTGATGATAGTATGGTTGACTATACTAAGGAAACTGAGATCCCTATAGGAGAATTACTACAGGACATGTCACAGAATATCCAAGAAGCAATTAAAATGGCAGAGTTTTACCCTAATTCTTTTTTTGTATCTCAACAATGGTTTAATGCATATGGTTCAGGACAGAATCAAGAGGGACATAACCATGTTCCTTCACATCTGTCTGGTGTCTATTATATTAACTATAATCCAGACAAGCATAATTCAACATCATTTATGAATCCTAATAAAATGTTCTATGAAGCACCAAGATATAATATTCAGGAGTACGACCCTACCTTATATGGTTATGGTTGTTATCAGGAAGAAATGAGACCTACCATTGAAGAAGGTGATATTGTAATTTTTCCTTCTCAAATAGAACATGGAGTTCAAATGCAACCTAAAAATGATGAATTGTACGTGTCATTTTCCTTTAATGTGGAGTTATCTAAATGAATAAAATAACAATACTTGGATCTTCAGGACAGATTGGTGCATATCTAACACAATATTTTACAAAGAAAGGATATCTTGTAAGAGAGTTTGATATTGCAAATGGTCAACATGAAGACATGACACATATTCCAAATCCATTTTTAAGAAATTTAATTATGGATTCTGATTTTGTTTTCTTTCTTGCTTTCGATGTAGGTGGATCACATTATCTTAAGAAGTATCAACATACTTTTAAGTTTATAGATAACAACACTCGAATGATGGCAAATGTATTTGGACATTTGAGTGAATATAAAAAACCATTTTTATTTGCATCATCTCAAATGAGTAATATGTCTTACTCACCTTATGGTGTGATGAAAAGAGTGGGTGAACTATACACCAAGTCTCTTGGTGGATTGATTGTTAAGTTCTGGAATGTATATGGTATTGAACATGATATGGAAAAGGCACATGTTATAACAGATTTTATTGTAAAGGGATTTAAAACTGGTGTAATTGATATGATGACTGATGGTACAGAGGCAAGAGAATTTTTATATGCAGAAGACTGTTGTGAAGCATTGGAGTCAGTCATGAAAAATTATGAAAAACTCACTTCTGATGATGAACTACATATTACAACTGGAAACTATACAACTATCTTAGAAATTGCAGAAGAAATTAAATTATTATTTTCTGGTATTGGAAGAGATGTTATCATTAAACCAGCTAAGTCAAAAGATGAAGTACAGAAAGACGCAAGAAATATACCAGACCCATATATAAAACAATTCTGGACACCTAAGACTTCTGTTAAAGAAGGATTGAAAAAAGTATTTTCGGAGATGAAAAAAAGTTATGAGTAATGATTATGGTTGGGCAATCAACTCCAACAACAATGAAAAATACAATGCTGCCTGTCTAAAAGC